CCGCCTACTGACACACTGCCAGCTGTGTCACTCCACGAATAATCAGCTGGGTTAGTGCTATCAGCTCTATCGAAGTTGGTACATACACCCAAATACTGCTTATTGCCATCTTGCGTCAGACTGAAACCTGTTCGCCCATCGGCACTGTCTGCATAGGCAAAGTGGACGTAAGGCGTTCGTCCGTCTGCTCCAGGTTTACCCGGAATACCGTCACGGCCGTCACTACCCTTCCACTTAGACCAACGGTAGTCTTGAGGGTTTTGGCTATCCGCGGTGTTAAAATCTTGGTACATGCCAATAAAAGCTTTATCAGTATCTGTCTGGCTAAAACCGCTACCAGACACAGTATCGGCATAGGCGATGTGAGTGTACTGTGTTTTACCATCAGCACCTTTAACTCCGGGTATCCCTTGGTCACCTTTTGGACCTTGTTCCCCCATTTTAGCAACAGAATATCCTTGCTCATTCGTACCGTCTGAATAGAACCATGTCGTTCTTGTCCAAAGGTATTCACCGGGGTTAAGCGTTGGGATGTCTTTGCTCCATTTCCCGATAGATGGTTTTAGGTTTATGTATCCGGGATTTCTACCATCTCCTCCAGTCCCAAAGATTTCTTTGATTGGGAGCAACTCACCAGTTCTATCAGTTACAATCTCACCAACAGTTAAGTCAGTGTATTTGACGTGTTTTCCACTTTTGATAAGCGTCAGGTCTTGCACAAAGTTGTAGTCTAAGTGTTGAGATAACGTTAAGTTATTCCAATTGAAGCTTGAGTAGTATTTGGCGTTAGGAACCATCTGGCCGTTTGTGTGTTTTAGATACTCAATTGTTGTATCAACAATACCAACACCATCCTTACCCGGAAGGCCATCGTTTCCGTTAGAACCATTCTGTGGGATGTATGTTTTTTGGTATCCGGTTTCGCTAGATAAATCCGTATATATCCATTGCGTTTTGGTCCATAGATATTTACCTTTGACCAAAATTGGTGGGTTTGCAGTCCAACTCGTAGGCATGGTGGTTTCATTGTCACTCATGCCATAAGTAATAGTGGTAGATTTGATGCCTACACCGTTTTTTCCGGGTAAACCGTCATTACCTCTATCGCCTTTTGAGCCTTGTTCACCTTTATCCCCTTTAGGTCCGGGGTCACCTTTCGCACCATTTTTACCGTCTGAGATATTTAAAAAAGTAACTTCTTCTGAAGCTACTTCTTTGTTATCTACCCACGCTGAAACTGTTAAGGCTGTCGGTTGAGTAATCTGTGACGCTACCATGTCGTAAGTCATACCCACGTATTTTATGATCCCATCAATTACGAAACGCCACGTTGCGTTAACAGTTTTATCGCCTTGTTTTAAAACTGGCCGAACAGTCGAACGACCAACACCGTTTTTAAATGCCGTTCCATTTGTAGTTGTGATTTCGACACGGTATGGTAAGGCTTTTGCTGCGATTTCATCAATGCGCTGTTGCAAATCAGACGACGGATTATTCTCGATTTTACGGTAGTTAGAGAACACAACCGAGTTATTCAACGGCATGTCAAAACTAACAACCATCTCAGATACACGAGCTTCGAGGGCTAGCCCACCTCTAAAATTATTATTAATAATCTTGACAGTGTCGCCTAAATTAACATCTTTGTAATTCTCCATGAAGCTAGAGTGGACATCGACGGTGTAGGTCATAAGTGGATAAGCGTACTGCTTGATAGTACGCAAGGCGTAACCTTTTAGGGCGTTAACATCCTTGTATTCGGTTTGGAAATCCTTGCGCGTCCAGTTATCCGCATTACCCGGATTCATGGTAGATGGGTAACGTTCTCTAGATAGTGGAGCAAACACTAAGCCATTGCCACGTTTTGAGTAAAACTCTACTTGTCCTAACTCGTTTTTTTCCTCAAACTCAACATCGTTAAGATTAACGCCATCCTGCCCGATGAAATTCCCTGCATTAAAAAGATGTGTTTTATCGCTAGTGACTTGTACACCTTTCAATTCGTTTTGGAAGTAGAGGACTACATCCCCTCTTGCTTTACCAATGCCGTGGTGATTTCCGTCCGGTTGCTGGTAGATATCAATGATGAATCGTTTCAGAGTTCCATCTCTGTTTAATTCTGTTCGGAATGCCATTTCAGCATCAAATTTAGACATTAAGCTTCGTAACTGTGCCAATCGTGTATCTTGTGCTTCAAACTCAACTTTTCGAGTTTTATCAGAAACCTCGTTAACACCAATCTCCATGTTTGCAAAACTGAGATAGTTCATGTCGTTCAAATACCAAGCTATTGTTTGGGCGTTTTCACTCTTATAAGGGATAGCGCCCTCTTGAGCTAATTCAAGATTGGTGTTGTTACAAGTAACTTGAAAACTCGTGTCATTCTCAACGAGTTGCGAGACATAAAAAATGTGATAGGAATTATCATAGTAGAACGAAACGAACATATCATCATTGATATATTTAACATCCTCATGAGTTTTTCCATCAACAATTTTGGGAATTACGAAATCAAACGTACTAGTTGCGTATTCAAGGTATGTGTGCCATTGACTGTGAGAGTATGGCAACATGCCAGGAACATTATTATTCAACGCACAAACCTTACGCATGTTTTTATCATGAATCCAAATTTGCATTAAACGAAAAGCTCCTTCCAAGTGATTTCAATTGCTGGGTCAGTCCTTGTCCAACTAGACGTGTAGATATCAATTTCAGTTTCGCCAACTCCGATGCCAAACGGCTCAGATAGATATGTCAACTCATTAGATGCTGGCAAGTTATCGATTAAGGTTTTACCTTTCGCCATATCAATTTCAAGGACAGAGCCCTTACGGAAGCGATTAGGAATATCTACCAGTTTGCTGATAAAATCCTTCCTATAAATAAAACTATCAATATACATATGAGTTAGCATAGGACTGTCGTATATACCGAATATACCAATATTTATTTTTGCCGATTTCTTACCTTTGATTTCAGGAATTCTGTATTGCGGGTAAGAGCCCCACCAATAAAACTGAAGCATCTCATCTCGTCTTAATATATCAGACCATCCTCTAGGTTCATTAAAAGGATTGTGCTGCTCAATGTGTGTACACAGAAAACTCTTTCTCTCAAGGATTCGGTAGCCACCTTTTCCGTCGCTTACCAGAAAATTGTAATGGCTATCAAGACCGTTGGTGTCTTTGTACGTTTCAACACCATAGAGGAACTCACCTTTTTCGCTGGTAACAGATATTTTCAGAAAACCAGTTTGATTACTCGCACCAGCCCAGAAAATCTGCCTCCACCAAAGATATTCGCTTAAAGCTCCTTTTTGACCGTTGCTATCAATTGGTATTTCCCATGTTAACGAGGCTCCTTTCAAATAAGTGGCACCACCACCACGATTTCCTAAGGCAATGTGAGGTCTCCCCCACGAATTATCAATGTAAAACGAACCATTTAATGTTTGAGCACTATCGTTAAATATGCCATTGTTTTTAGTAGAAACGGTCAGCCCTTTTTGGATCCCATCGCTAGTGGCGAAATCTAATAGAACTTCCGAGTGTTTAACATCTTCAATATCCAATTCATTAGGATTGCCAACCTCGTAGCTTTCGCTAGAAGACTTCACAATCCCAACCCATCCATTATCTGAATTAAACTTCATTTTAATATCTGGATAGGTTTCAGCCGTACCAAAGTTTTTTAGCGTAGCCTTGTAATGACCAGTTGAAATTTTCTTAACCCTGCCGTATTTTGTTTCACCGTCACTGCTTACCAAGGCTTGTGCCTTGTTCTCACCGTAGCTTTTCGGAACATCGAACGTAACTGTTATCGTTGCGGTAATCGGTGAGGTGTTCTTATCGACTGCTAGCGACGCTTGACCGACTGGGATAGCTTCCCAAACCTTATTAGGTTCATCTCCAAAAATCAATGGTTTTGGTTTATTTACATTCAGATAGCCACCCAGCGTTTCAGCGATGGTATTGAAGTAGTCGTAATTACCAACAAGCGTAAATAACACTTGAATCTGCTTGACGGACAAGGTGCTATATAGGAATTGCTGACCATAGCGCCTACGCCCTTGGTCTTGATAGTTGTTGTTGAAATTTGATGCCACGTTTTTAGTGACATCTACTGGAACGGCACGCCCTTGACCTTCGTTGAATAATTCAGTTAAGTTTTTACCGTCAAAAATGACTGACATTCCTATCAAATAATGCTACCTCCTAGCAACGCTTGTCTGCGTTTGTAATCGTTTGTTGCTTTTGTCATAAAGGGCGCCAACCCATTTGACACGCTTCTGCCATCAATGACATTTCTGACTTCAATTGGGTTAGAACCGTTGGTTACCAATTGACCGAGTAAATCAATCATGACATCTAACTTGCTTTCTAGTACGGAAACACGCTCACGGTCCGAAGTGTTATCGTGATCGCCTTGTGGGGCATCCCCAGCAAAACGGGCCACTGCTTCAGTGAGTAATTGCCATGCTCTGCCACGCTTGGCGATATCCGTTGGAATGACGTACTCTGGCATATCGCCTTCAGCCAATTCGTAAACTCCATTCTTGTGGACTAGACCGCCGTTGGCGTAGCCATGTCCGTGTCCGATAACCGAAAGCATATTGCTTCCGTAACGAGATTTCGCATAAGCAATCCCAGCTAAAAGGTTATCATAGCCGTTGAAGATGTTTCCATGACCTTTATGTTTGAATGAATTAAATGTACTAGATGTTGTTTGTACCAACCCTTTGGCAAGGTCACCAGTTAAGGTATTGATATCGACATATCCACCTTGGACGGCATTAGGGTTACCACTAGATTCGCTTTGAATTTGTCGCAACCAAGCACCGACGTATTCGTTAGTGGCAGGCAATCCGTTTGCCTTCAACGCTCTAACTACGGACTCACGCCAACGAGAAACACCAGTTCCTTGTGGCCCATCTTCACCACCACCCGGAGGGCTGAGCAATGGACCAAGGGTTTTCTTAATCCATTCGAACATGCCACCAACTTGTCGTTTAATCAACGTTTGAAGTGGATTGTTTCGGTCTTTCAACGGTTTGCTATCGTCACCGCCACTACTTCCACTATCTCGAACACCGAAATCAAGGAATGTAGCAGCGTTAGAGATGTGACGGCCAGCGTATTGGTGATATTGACCGTTACCGCCGTAGTTGTATTCTTCACCATCGTAAGTGTTGCCATGAACTGCCGTTACAAAGTCAACGTGGTTGCTTGATACTGGTCCACCAGTATATACGGCTACTGTGCCCGGTTTAGGTCTGCTTAAGTGTGGAACACTGGCAGATACCCATTGATTACCATTACCAAGGTGACTAAACAAGCTAGGTTTAACGCCAAGGTTTGCCAAACGGCTGGCAACGAATGATACACATTCACGATAGAAGTAGCCCCACGGGTCAGCACCAGCATCTTTAGCCTTGTCTTTAAATCGGTAGTCATCACCTTTGGCGCCCATAGCTACCGTGCCTTCATCCATTGAAGCGTTAGCCATAGACCAAAGTTCTTTCCACCAGTTTTTAGCTTCTTCGACTGGTTTCTTATATAGTGCATTACCAAGTGGGTTAAACATACCAGCCAATTTATCAGCATTAGGGCTGAATTTCTTAGCCAATGATCCAACCGGGTCTTTAACAACATCACCGACAAATTCAATCATTTTCATAAATTTGTCGACACCATTCTTCATGGTATCCCAAACCGAACCAGCTACATTTGTAGCAGTATCCCAGATTTTAGACCAGAAACCAGTACCTTTTGCGAAGGCACCACGTTCGACACCCATAAGCATTGCCAATTCACTGGCATTGATAACTTCCGAACCAGCAGGCAAGAGGTATTCAACGTTTCGACCTTGTGGGAGAAATGACTTACCATTAGGCAAGATTACCATTTCTTGGTTGTTGGTTTCCGGACTATCGTAGCCGTCATTAAGCGTAGCTAGTGTAGGCTTAGTGATTGGGTTTCGGTACGAGCTAAACATACCAGTACCACCGGCAAACTTAACTTTAGGAATTTTAGAAATAGCCTCTTTGCTACCGCCAAAATCAGAAATCAGTTTATTGATACCGTCGATACCAGCGTTTGGCAAGGCAATGACAGCATTAATACCATCACCGGCAAGTTTCTTCATGCCGTCCCACATTTCGCCAAAGCCTTTTTTCACGTTATCCCATGTATCTTTGAAGAATTTAGCAATGTTGGTCAAAGCATCCGTGATTAGTTTGGTAATGTTAACACCAAACTTTTCTTGTGTTAACGCTCCGATTTCATCCCATTTTTTAGATAGGAATTTCTTAGAGTTTTCCCAACCATCGAACCAATTCTTATTGATACCTTTGTGATGCTTGTCGATGTCTTTACCGAGGGCGGTCATGGCTTCCGTAGCATTACCCTTGATACCTTCCCACGTTTTAGATGCGAACTTCTTGACATTGTCCCACTTTTCACCCCAATCTTTTTTAAGGCTATTCATGTGTTTTGCAACGCCTTTGGCCATATCCTTGACATGGTCCACGGTGCTATCAACAAACTTCTTGAATGGCTTGTTATGTTTGTACATCAACTCAAAACCAGCTACTACTGGATTAGAGATTACAAGCAGTTTCTTAGCCGTGTTAGTAAAGGCTTTAATGCCTTTTTCACCACCGGTAAAATAAGTTTTGGTTTTTTCAAAACCTTTCTTGGTGCTCTTGGTCATTGAGTCCATTGCACCCGTCCAGGTCTTCTTCATGCCATCCCATGTCTTACCTAGCCATTTGCCAGCATTAGAAAATCCGTCTTTGATATTTTTAACGATGCCATCAACGAATTTCTTGAATTTTTTATTGTGCTTATAGATTAAAGCAAACGCACCAGCAATAGGATTAGCAATAAATAAAAGGACTTGTTTCCAGTCCTTTTTAAAGAAATCAATGATTTTGCCAAAGATTTCTTTGGTAACTTTGAAAATTTTACTAAAGGCTTTCTTTGCAGCACTAAACATGCCGTCTACGAAGGCTTTAAATTTCTTGTTGTGCTTATAAAGTAAGACTAAAGCAGTTACTGCAGCCGCCACCGCTACCGCGATCAAACCGATAGGGTTGGATGCCATCGCTAAGTTCCACACTTTTTGAGCCGCTGCCGATACTTTTTGTGCCGCTGCCAATGCTTTCTGTGCTACGGTCATAGCTACTGTGGAATTTTTCAACATATTGATAGCTTTCGCAACTTTCATCACTCCTGAAG